TAAATCCCTTATAGGAAACTTAGATTTGCTACCGAAATACCAGTTACATAATCGCCTGCGTTACCGAAGGAGTTCGCTGTATTAGTTAGCTCCTTGTAACCATATCGTGTCAAGAATGATACGACTGGCTCGAATGTTGCTGGATCCATTACTACACCACTGCTCATCAATGGTACATATGGGCAATAGAAAGCTGCCGCGTCTGTTTCTGTTGAGCCTTTATAACCCATTAGAATGTCTGCGCCTGTGCCGCCATCGCTGTAATATGTATCAACATAAACACGCATTGTACCGTTCAATGTACCTACGAACTTTACGTTTGTGGGTGCTTCGAATGTACCTTCTGTTGTACGTGCAAATGCTGAAGTTGTTGCACTTTGTAGTGCTGTTAGCACACTTGGTGAAACAACTGCCCAGTTAGCCGCGCCACGTCGTGTGCGAGCTGCTACTAGGTTTGCTTGCTGATTCATAAGAATCGCAAGTACTGCATGACGATCGCCTACGAAATGAGGTGTACCTGTAAAGGTACCACTCTGGTCGTATGTGGCATCTTGTCCTGCTAGTGAACGTAGTGATGCTAAAATCTCTTGATCAATTTCTGTTGTAATTTCTTGTGCTAGCGCTGCTAGAATTTCTGCTTCAACATCGATTCCGTGCATTGCTTGTGCATCTTGTGCTGCCTCGAAAGTCCAGCGTGCGCTGAGCCTACGTGACTTTGCTTCTACAACTTCTTTGATAATCTGGATGCTTAAACGATTACCAGCCAATCCTTCTTGAGAGGCTGTATATGCCGCTTTATCATCGGCTGCATTACCAGAATAACCAGCTGCAATTTTGAAGGGACTTAGAGCCTCTTCGCCAGCTGATGTGTCTACGCCGCTTGCGCTATTAAAAGCGTCTGCGTAACGTACACGTAATGTATGAATCTGGCCAACTGGGCCAGTCATGGGTTGAACGCCAATTAATTCGTTAGCGATAACGGTTGGCATTACACGTCTAATCACTGGAAGAATTACCTTGTTAAGAGCAGCTACATTACCGGCCTGTGTTGCACCAGCGGTAGCAGCCTCAGCAAGATACGACTTTGTATTCTCTAGGAGGACATTCATGGTCTGCTTGCGCTGACCTTCCAATCCTTCCATTAGAGCTTCCTTAGTGGCTCCCCAATTTTGACTTTCTGTTAGGTTTTCTGCCATTGTAAATACTCCTTATTTTATACCTGCTAATTTTTTTAGATGGATAATGTTTCCACTATTTTCATCTTTTTGTGTCTCTTCTTTAGGTGCTACTTTATCACCAGTTCGTTCGGTGAGTGTTACTTTAGAAGTTTCACGCTTACCTGTCTCATTAAGTACGGCAGGTAAGTATTTTTGGAAACTACCCTTAAGGTTCTTTGTCTGAACACTTTCAAGTAATTCTTCCATAATACCTCTCTTACTCTTGGCCAAAGGCGTAAGCAGTTCGCCCATGATTTTATCACGGTTGATCTTGTGGTTAAGTTTCTTAACCTCAACGTCTGCTGTGTCTTTGGATTCTGTAAGGGAGGTAATATTCTTTTCTTGCTTCTCAATACGACTATTGAGCTTGCGAACTTCTGTGCCTTCTGCGAGATACGAAGTCATATACTCAGCTGCAAAAGATTCGAAAATCTTGCGTCCGAAATTATTTTCTCGGGCTGCTTTGATATCTTCTTTAAGTTGTGTCATTTCATTACGTAGTACATCTTCAACAATCTTTTCGACTGTTGTAGCTGCACGTTTAATGAAGTTTCGCTTTGCTTCGTCAAGTTTTTGACGTCCGCTTGCAATTAACTTAACTTTTGCTTCTGCGAGAGACTTTTTATCATCGTTAAATTCTGCAATTTCATTAGAAAGTTGCTTTAGCACAAAACCCTCAAGCTTATTAAAATTGTCGAATTGCTTGTTACGATCTTCGCGGAGTTCAACGATTTCATTTCGTAATGCTTCCATTACAAAACTAGAAAGGGCGTTTGTATGTTCCTTCACGTTCTGTTTATACTGAACGCGAGCTTCAATTAAACCCTTACGGTCGTCTGCAAACTCTGCAATTTCTGTTTTAATAGCATCAGTTAGCATATTGTCCATTGCTTCGACAAGTTGTCCCTTGTCGTTTTCATATCGGTCTGCAAATTCTTCTCTTAACTCAATTGCTAATGCATCTCGAGCTTCGGTTAAATTTGATTCCCATGCTGACTGAATGCTGGCCTTTGTATTCTCATCTAGGAGATCGCTTTCAAGTAATTCTTTAAGTGCTTCGGCCATAATATTCTCCCTTTACTTCTTGTTCAATTCCTCAATAAACTTTAAAATACCTTCTTGTAGATATTTTTGAGCTTTTTTATCATAAACCATTTCTTCTGCTAAATTATACATGCCATAACCGCCACGCATATTCCATAAACTTTCGCGTATTGCTTTTGGATATGCTTCTGGTGCACTTGGTTGAGCAACAATATCTACTGTAACGATATCGAAATCAGACACTTGTCCGCTTTCATTTACGTTACCGCTACCTCTACTTGATACACCTAATTTTGCTCCACTTTCAAGTAATGTTGATATAATGTTCCCCATAGGTGTCGGAATAATTTTTAACTTCCCATACCCATTAGGACCATCCATCCACATGTCTTCAACTATGTGGCTAACCCGGTCTAAATTAACAGTTAATTCTTCAGGATGGTCCGCTTCACCGAGGACTGTTTGTCCTTCTTGTAAGCGTTCGTTAATTGTCTCAACAGCCTTGCCTATCTCTTGAATGGGATAGATACGATCGTTTTGATTCTTAACGCCACCTTGAATAAAGATCCCTTTCATATAAAGATCTTTACCGTCACCGTTTTCACGATCACGTTTCTCAACTACCATTTTAGTTTGGTTAGGTGTTAGACGTTCAAATAATGGTTGCATTATCATATGTTACCGTTTGTCCTTAAGGAGGCTACCAGCACCCTTGTCGGACTTGTCACCAGCTTCGGCTTTTGGGCCTGCTGATAATTTAGCGTCTTGATTTGTTGTCATGCCTTCGGCAGGTTTATCTGCTGAACCGCCTTTTTCGT